AAAGAAAAAGTAGAAGTTATAGAATCAAAACCATATGATATTGTTAATGATGCAGGTCAAGTTGTAGCAACACGACGAAACCAGAATCAGGCGGAAAAATATCTTAGACGTCATCCTAATGAAAATTTAAAAATGGTAGAGCGTAATTTACCAGACGTGCCACGAATAGATACAACTCGTCTTATTGATGTTGGGGATAACAGACAATTTTATTCTAAATCACAACAAGCTTTTGATAATGGATTTGATCTATCTACAGGTGATGCAGCATTAACAGCAAAAGAATGGCATGATTTTTTTAGACGAAACGGTGTAAGAGAACAAGAACTTGTTGATTCCTATGTAAGAACACTTCTTGACAGAAAAGGAGGCTTTAATAAAGAGACACAAACATTTACTTCTAATACAAAAATTAAAGCATCAGAGGTAAAAGATTTAATTGATAATGCTCCTGCAATGAAAGTTCAATCAGTGCAGTTTAGTGATGCATCAGGTAATTTAAAATATGGTGACACAGGAAGAATGAGTGGAGCAGAGGCAGGTTCTAAAAGAGAAAATGTTATATGGATTGATTCAGCAGATATAAGAGGTGATCCTGGACAGTTATCAAGTTTAGCCAAATCAGAGGGAACACAACACAAAAATTTTTATGACGTTAAGACAGACACAGTAAAATTTGATGCAGGTAAAGCAAAGCTTGACGGAGAGCCTTATGTTATTGCTTGGTCATTAGTAGACACACGAAAAGGAAAAGATGCATTTGGTAAAGCAATCAAAGTTGATTTAGCAAGTGAAATACAATCAGACTTATTACAAAAAGCTGCAACTCAAAAAGCAAAATTAAAACAAAAAATAGCGCAACTTGGAACAGGTAATGTTCAACAAAAACAAAAATTATTACAAGAAATAGAATATATTTTTAGACCGATGGGAAAAACATCAACGGAAATACAAGAGCTCATTCAACGTTTAACAGCTAATCAACAAAAATTTACAGCCGCATCAAAATTAGAACTAGATGATATTAATCCAGCTTTATTAAAAGAACTTGATCAAGCAAAAATTGATAGAGACGCAATTCTTACCGATATGTTTAATATTGTTGATAATGTTAGTATTAATGATTTATATCCTAATTTACCGTTAAAAAATTCAAAAGACTGGGTAGATACAGTTGTTAAAAATGATGTCTATTTAGCAGCAAAAAATAGATTTACTATATTAGATGACGGTACAATTAAAATTAATGAAAATGCACCCTCTCATTATGCTCCAAATAGCCCTGAAGTTGTTAAGCAACATTGGTCTAGCACAGGAGATGAAGCTGGACAAATGTACGATATTATCTATAATAACGCGGCTGACTCTCTTAAACGAATAGCTAAAACTACAGGATCAGATGTTCAATTAGGAAAAGTCAAGCAAGGTGGAAGTTTTGTGGAAGTACCAATGATTGAATTAGTACCAGAAATGTTGTATAGTCAAGTACAATATTTTAAAGATGGTGGTTTAGTGCAAAAACAGTATAGTCCCCTTGTACCATTATTTAAACCTTTAGGAGTATCATATGGCTACTAGAAAGATGACGGATTATCCCAATATAGATAAAAAACTATATCCTAATCCACAAGATGCTTTGCGTGTGGAAGATGCAAAAGCAACAACAATTGATGTAATGCCAGAAGCAACAGGCTTACCAGATAACATTGAAATTATTAATGATGAACAAGGTGGAGCAACAGTTGATTTTGATCCACAACGAGCAGGAATAGAAGATCAAGGACATGATAGTAATTTAGCAGAAGCTTTAGATGACGAAACATTAGATCAAATATCACGTGATCTACGAAAAGATTATGAGAATGATAAGAGTTCTCGTGATGATTGGGAAAAAGCCTATACCGATGGTTTAGATCTACTTGGATTCAAATACGAACAACGTGATAAACCATTTGCAGGAGCAAGTGGTGTTACACATCCATTATTAGCAGAATCTGTTACACAATTTCAAGCACAAGCATATAAAGAATTATTACCAGCAGGAGGACCTGTTAATGTACAAGTTATAGGAGAAGTTAATCCTGAAGTTGACGCACAAGCAAAACGTGTTAAAGAATTTATGAACTATCAAATAACAAATGTTATGCAAGAATTTGATCCAGAACTTGATCAAATGTTATTTCATTTGCCTCTTGCAGGTTCAGCATTTAAAAAAGTTTATTATGATGCAAATCTAGAAAGAGCTGTTTCTAAATTTGTAGCTGCAGAAGATCTTGTCGTACCATATCTAATATCTGATTTAGACACGTGCATGCGTGTAACACATGTGGTAAAGATGAAATCAAACGAGTTGCGTAAGCGACAAGTAGCAGGATTATATAGAGATATAGAATTACAACCAACAAAAGCTAACTCATCAGACACACAAACAAAAGAAAATGAAATTGCTGGATCAACAGATACATATTCTGAAGAAGAATTTAATATTTTGGAAATGCATGTTGATTTGGATATACCAGGATTTGAAGATAAGAACGAAAGTGGTGAACCAACAGGTGTTATGGTTCCGTACATTGTTACTATCGATGAAGATTCAGGAAAAATTTTATCTATTTTCCGTAACTGGAAAGCAGAAGATGGGCTTCGCCTCAAAAGGCAATATTTTGTACACTACAAGTTTTTGCCTGGTCTTGGTTTTTATGGCTTTGGTCTTATCCACATGCTCGGGGGTTTATCAAGAACAGCAACAGCAGCCCTCCGTCAACTTATCGACGCTGGTACGCTGTCCAATCTCCCTGCCGGATTTAAGGCGAGAGGGTTGCGAGTTAAAGACGACGATCAATCCCTCAACCCAGGAGAATGGCGAGATGTAGATGCACCAGGTGGAAACCTGCGTGAGTCTCTCATGCCTTTACCATATAAAGAACCAAGTCAAACATTATTTGCTTTATTAGGTTTTGTTGTTGATGCAGGAAGACGTTTCGCTGCAGTAGCCGACATGCCAATGGGCGAAGGTGGAGGTAGTCAACAACAACCTGTTGGCACAACAATGGCAATTATGGAACGTGGCATGAAAGTTATGAGTGCTATCCATAAACGTTTACATTATGCACAAAAAACAGAATTTAAATTATTAGCAAAAGTATTATCTGAATATATGCCACCAATGTATCCATATATGGTTGCAGGTGGCGATCAAATGGTTAAACAAACAGATTTTGATGATCGTGTTGATGTTATTCCTGTATCTGATCCAAATATATTTTCAATGGCACAACGTGTTACATTGGCTCAAACACAGTTACAACTTGCACAATCAAATCCACAAATGCATGATTTACATGAGGCGTATCGTCGAATGTATGAAGCTTTGGGCGTCCAAAGTATTGAGAAGGTTCTTCCACCACCAGCTCAACCCCAGCCTCAAGATCCCGCAATCGAAAACGCTGGAATATTGGACGCTCAAAAACCATTAGCATTTCCTGAACAAGATCACTCTGCACATATTCGTGCGCACAGAGCATTTATGTCTTCTGCTTTAGTAAGACAAAATCCTGCTGCAATGACAGTTTTACAATCACATATTACAGAACATGTTGGATTTATGGCACGAGCACTTGTTAATGAAGAGATGCAACCTAAGATGCAAGAATTAATGATGCAAGCAGGAGGACAAATACCTCCAGAACAGCAACAACAAATGGAATTACAAATTGAAAGTCTTGTTGCAATGAAAATTGCAGAAATTATTGAGCAAATGGTTAGTGAAGAACAAGAAATGTTTGATAATATGGGTGATGATCCACTTGTAGACCTAAAACAACAAGAAATTGACCTTAAAAAAGATGATTTAGAGCTAAAAGCACAAGTATCAGGCGAAAAACAAGCTATGGAAGAGAAGAAATTAGCTCAAAAGGATAGAATGGAGAAGGAAAAAATAGAATCTACTGAAGATATTGCTCAATTAAAGGCTAATGTAGCTTTAGATAAAGCAGGAAAAGACCGTAGGTCAAAAGAAAAGGTAGCAAATGTCCGAAATAACAATAGAAAACAACAAAGTCCTTCTTGAAACAGTAGCTAATGCTAAAG